TCTTGTTTAAGTCCAAACAAAGATAATAAATTTGTAAGAAAAGATTTTACAGATTTTGAATCTGTAAATGTATCCATGAATAAAAATAAATGTAGACCACCACTTTTAGATTCTACTGGCAGTAAGGGTAATTCGTATTGTTGTATTATATCTATATAATCTTTTTTATTAAATTCAGCATAGTCTTTTGGATCTATGTCTATGACTCCAAACTTAACTTCAGAGTCTTCTGTGCATGGTTGTATACCTATTGATAGTTTACCTTCTAAATGTTGATTATATATTTCATTGGTAAGCTCTTCAAAGTTCCATCTGTATACAGGTTTCTTCTTGCCTGTTTCTGGATCTATCTTAGAGTCCTGATGGTTGAAGTCAGCTACACCATAAGCGTTTCTATATCCGTTAAAAAATTCTATGTATCGTTCCATAACTGTTTATGTGGGCCACCCAGTCTCCCGTTTGACCCACACTGTGCACATATTCCCGTGGGAATTATATAATGCTTTGGTCCTTTGGTTTTTCTTCACCATGTTTAGCTTTTACATTTCCTTTAGAAATACTATCGCTAAAACTTCTGGCTTGATCATAAAGACCTTTGTCAGTTACTGGGCCAACTTTACTAACTTCCCAACCAAACCAAGTGCCTTTATCATTTGACATTTGGGCTACTATAACAAAGTGAGATGCAGTCTTCTCAATATAATTACCATTTGGTAATCTATCTTTGTAGTTTGCATCAGGTTTTGTTTTGGACATGATATCAGAAGATGAATCATAGATTGCAACTGGTGCACCTGTGCCTTCTCCTCTATCTTTCCACTCAATGTACTCCAACTTATAAAAACATGGTATTACATTGATACCTTTCACTCCATCATAGAGTTCTCCAGAGACAGAATTGAATATCATTCCTGGCTCTGCACCTTCGACATACTTACCATCACGTTTGTTAACTTCTGGTGAAAGTTGTCCAAGGATTTTTAAAAAAGGAAGAGCAAGATCTTCTTGACCTATTGCGCCCAAACCTTTTGCTGCATCACCTTCAAACATATTTGAAGGAAGACCTGCAGACTTTTTTTCTGCTACTTGGTTCATGTTATTTGTTCCTTGTTACTTTGGTTCTGTTTCCTGCGAACACGTTAAATAAATCAGAGGGCATCTCTTGTCCAGATTCAAGACGCTCTCTGACTAATGCTTTAAGTGTCATAG